CATTTTTAACGCATCTAAATGATAAGCATGAGTATTATTGGGAAACGGGTGTACCCAATCAGTTTTATGCCAACCATGATGTTTAATACCATATTTAATTACACCGTCACACTTATTAATTACATCATCTTCAGATATTCCACAATAATCAAAAAATTTAACTAGTCCGGGTAATGTGCTTTCTCCAACACCTATAGGTTTGGAATTTTTAGGAAGCTTTATTTCAACTTTATTAGTTCGGGATAAATATGCGGCTGCTAACCAACCCGCACTTCCACCACCTAAAATTAATATGTTCATAGTTGATTAAACAAATATAATGTTTCTTTAAATGGAATATATACAGGATGTCCATTTCGTGTTTCTATATCTAAAAATTGATATTGGGACATATTATCAAAAAAACCAATATTCGGATGTAGCATATGTTTCATTCGGTGCAGAGGAAGATCATTACTTTGTTGTGTCCATGGTTCATTTGAATTAGATATTCCTTTTGATATTAAAAGTGTACGATTTAATCTATAAGTATAATCTAATGATTCTTTTTCCATGTCATCTAAAACCAAATTCATATCATAGCTAACTAAATCTCTCCAATGAACATGTTCATTTAACATAAACAGCGCTACTTGTTCAGGTATAGAGAGTGGAAAATCAACTCTTGAAGTTAAATCATATTCACTCATATAATCTACTAATGTTTCTCCATTAGGTGCAGGACAAACTTCTCTATCAGGATTATTATGCATACTACATGTCCATGTCTGTAATGTAATAGCAAATTCTTCCATGGATTTTTTCATCACTTTCCGCCGTGCTTCTTCCAATTTTCAGGATACTTTTCTCGTAACATTGCATCTATAGAATCTTCAAATGCTTTGCTATTTGTACCTGGTTTATAAGTACAAGGGAATTTTAAATCTTCTTTCCCAAAGTTTTCTTTCCAATAGTTGACTATCTTGTTTATTATCATATTCTTTTTCTTTCTGTTAGGCATTCATATCCTACCATCATTGAAGCTATATTATAATGATTTATTAATGTATCATTTTTCTTACAATATCGTTTATTCTTTAATGAACGTTCGAAAAAATCTTGTATATCACTTTTCTGTTCTGTCCAATACTCCCACCATTCTGAATCTTTTCTTTCACTTAATATATAATGATATTTTACAAATTCTTTGGTGTGCTTTAAAAATTTATCCATAATTTTATTAAGAGTTTCTATTCTTTTACCTCTCTTAATAATTTCAACGAATTTTTCAACTGTATAACAAGTCATCATTAATGATGTTGCTTCCAACGGTTCAATAAAGCTTTGTGCTAAGCCATTACTAATACAATTTTTAATTGCAATATCTTTCATTTTACCAGATACAAAACTTTTCTTTTCTCCTTCTATACCTGATTCCTCCATTGCCTTTTCATGACTTGTTAAATGATCACAATAAACATAACCGGCGTTCGTTCTATCTTGAGTATCTATCTCCCATCGCCAACCATTTTTTAATGCAGTTGTTACTGTATAAGGTCTTTTTTTATGTTTATCTAATTTACCAACAATATACGAATTAGCTATCATATCTTCATAAGGTTCAAAAGATGATAATCTATTAATCAATATTCTTTCAAATCCGGAACAATCTATAAAATAATCTGCATGTAGTATATGGTTTTCTGTTCCAATAGAATGTATTCCGTGTTTATCTAAAAGAACAGTAGTAACATCTTCTTCAATTAAATTATATTCACCCTCCAATTCATTTTTACAAGCAAGCCCCAATTTATCTGCCTGTACTTGAAATCCATATCCTGGAATTGAATTATTTTTAGTATCCATTATATTATTTTTACATTTAACTAAAAAATCACCATGATAATAATTAAATGTAGTAGTATCAATTTTAGGATGTTCATTTCTTAAATATTCAATAGAGTCAACATCATCTTTTATAAAAGCATCTTCAAATAAATGATACCATTCACTATTAGGTCTTAGCCAGTCGTTAAATTTTATTCCATACTTAATAAGGGCTTTACTATCTTCTTGCCATGACTTAACATCTTCTATAACTTTTAAAATAGTAGGTGTTGTTGATTCTCCTACACCTATAATTTCATTTTCTTTTTTATGGACAACTGTTAATTCACAATCTAAATTTCTTTTTAGATAATGAGATGTAATCCATCCTGCGGCGCCTCCACCAACTACTACGAATCTAACCATGATATTAAATGAGGATGTAAATAATTTTTATATTGCTGATTCCTAGAATAATCAAATAGAGTTATTTCTCTAAGCATTTTTTCTTTATCTTCTACATTTCTTCTAAAATATGAATTACGAATTTGAGTAAATTTTTTCGAATCTAACCAAGGAATATGTTCTAATAATTGTCTACTTAAATATATTGGGCTTATGCCTCGTTGATCTGGATACACTTCACAATATGAAATATAAACTTTCTTCGGGAGAGTACAACACCACTGCCAATGGTCGTGTAATTCTAAAATATTTAGAGCGGAAACAACAACCGCAATATTTACTCTTCCTAAATTTGTTGATGCTTTTAAAAATAATCTTACAGACCTATCAAGCTCATCAAACGATTGAGGATATCTTATATATTCGTAACATTCTTCAACGGCATCTATACTTAATTTAGGATGTTGTTTTTTAAACTTATTTAACTTTTCAATTAAAAGAGGATTAAACATCGTACCGTTTGTATGATACGCGAGAATTGTATCTTTAGCCCAACCTTCAGCGATATATTTATCAAGAAGTTTTATAATTTGATTATCAAAGAACGGTTCCCCACCGCTAAATCTAAGTTCCTTTACAGGATTATTTAAGAGCCATTGATATTGTTTGGTATTGATAGTTTTTGGAATTGTCATCCGCCCTCTAAATTTACCACACGTGGCTTCTTCGACTTCGTGAAGCAAATGTTCTTTACTAAAGAATTCAAAGTCTAACATTAATCTATGACTTGTTTGAGGATCACACATCCTGCAAGCAAGATTACATTTATTAGAAGCAATGAAATCTACTACATCTAATTTTCCTCTGGGCTTAGTATCATCATTATGGATTCTGAAAGATTCGATACCTCTATCTTCCATATCCCAACAAGTTTTACAAAACGGGTGTTTTTTATTATTGGAAAGGGCTTCTCGTAATTCTTTAAACTGTTTAGAATTAAAAGCTTCTTCAGGTGTGAAATCTGTATTCTGCCAATCCATTGGATCTTCCCAATCTGGTCGCGACATATTACAGCAGGGATGGAACCATTTAATTCTATCACCATCCCAATCTCTAATAGTTATTTGCTTAAAAGGATAACTGCATAACATTAGTTTACATAAAAATCATCATCTGGAATTCCAGGTTTCCAACCCAATCTTTTAATCTCGGTAGGGTCAGCGCATGTTTCTTCACTCTCGCCTTCTACATTTTTAAATTCAATTGAATTAATATCAACACCTTCAGGTGCATGTTCTTTAGCAAAATCATAAACGGATTTAGGAGTACCGTATCCAATATCATAAACCCTTTGAAAATGTTGATATGATATAAATGTTTTTCTCATAAGTAAGTATATTGCTTTTACACAATCACCCACATATAACCAATCTCTCGTATGTGTTGTTAAATATCCAATATTTCCTTCTTGTAGTTGCCTATAAAACATATCAGGCCGAGATTGAGGACCCCATACTGTAAAGAATCTCATTCCTATAGCATTTTGTGGTGCCATAGCTTCGCATGCAAATTTTGTCATTGCATAAGGACTTTTCATATCTGAAACAGAAGAACTTGATGCGTAAAAGATTCTAGAATTTTTATAAGTTTCGAAAATACGTTTGGTGCCTTTTATGTTTGTATCACTATATTTTCGTAAATGTTTTGGATCCCAACTTTCTCGAACGCCTGCTTTAGCAGCTAAATGAACAACAACGTCAACATCATCATGCGGTAAAGGATCTTTAGTGATATCACAATCTTCATGAGGTACATCTCGATCTTCCCACCCTAATCCTGAACAATTATCAATACCGTGAACTTCATGTCCTTGTTCAGTTAAAAAATTATATAAGTGATGACCAATAAATCCTTTAACGCCAGTAATTAAAATTGTTCTACATCTACTTTCGCTCATAGCCATTCTTGTAATGTTGTTTCGAGAGTCTTCCAATAATTAAAAGATTTCTCTTCGAAGATTTGTGGTTCTTCGTTTTCAACCCCAATTACTATAACAATATTATTAATAGGAATTTCTGTTCTTTCTTCAAACATTATTGAATAAGCTGTTGCTTGAAGAAAATATTCTTCAACCCATTCTTTCTTTTTAGGTTTTCCGGAAGTCTTCCAATCTATAATTGCTTTTTGACCTTTCCAATCTGCGACACAGTCACAGCGACCAGCAACACCTAATTGTTTACTCCATAATGGAATTTCGATTCCTGCAATATTAGAAAGATTATTATCTAGGAAGGGTTTAATTGAATTGAACATTGCACGAACATTTGGTTGTGAATCTTCGAAATAATTTTCTTTATTATCGATATAATTTTCTACAACTTTGTGCACTTTTGTTCCACGGCGAGTAGCTTGAGTTGTTATTTTATTTGCTTCTTCTTCACCAATTCTAGCTCTCCATTCTTTAAAAAATTGGGCTTTCTTTCTACCCAACACTGTTGTAATTGATGGAAAGGATCCATCTGGTGTTTCATAAACACGGGCACCGTTTGTGGTTTTAGATTTCAATTCTTCAAATTCAAGTTCTACATGATCAAACATTCATATTACTCCCAGGATAATTCCTTTTCATTTGTTTCAGGTGGTCAGTGAAAGCCTCATCTGGCTTCTTCTTATGACCCTTTGCTGTAGTACCTGAAATATTATCATAAACAAAGCTTGGACATGCAACTTTCTGTTGAATTCTCCCACTGCATTTCGGACAAGGGCTTTCCAAAGGCTCATGCCTTCTTGCAATGGGGAGAATATCTTCGAATTCGTAATCACAATCCACGCAACCATAATCATATGTTGGCATAATTTACCTATAAAAAATGTGTGTATCTATTTTAACCGTTTTTCGCTTATATGACGCCCAACGGGGATCATTAATATAATCAGCATGGTAATGTGTTGCTCCATCTGTTATATCTCTCATATCATCATTATGATAGAACCATGTGGCTAGCGATTGAATTGATCTCCAATTTCTGCCTTGAAATGGTTCATCATGTTTACCATCGCAGTACCACGAAAACTGGCATTGATCCCTCTTAGGGAACCCGTTTGCGTGATGCCTACCCTCATAAATGACGTTACAGTAAGTATTAGGAAAATAATTGCTTGTTACTCTATTATGTGTAACGTGAGCTACTGCCAGTTTTCCTGCTGTACTTTCTACTGCGGCTTCAAAATATATATTCTTAGCCAGACAAGCGATTTCTTGATATGCTTTATTGGCTGGTGATATTAATGTACTCGGATCGACAACTCTTTGTAAGCTGAATCCTCCAGTATGATTTGCATTAGTCATGCCAGGCAAATGCCTCTTTGCATTCGCCATTGTGAACGAATCTGCCGGTTGGTTAAGCGTTGAAGGTACAATCTTCGCCGCATCCGCTTCAGTCGTTTGGATGACTATTTTTGCTGGGTAAAATGTTATTATTACCGCCATAACAAAAGCTAATAAAATCTTCATATAGTTACTCCGAAATGTTAATTCACACTTCCATAATTATACAATTTTTATATGTTGCTTGATTTCTTTTGCTTTTTCTTTTCTTTAGGCTCTTCCTTAAGAACCTCTTTTTGTATCGGTGGTAGCAAATGGGGGAAAGTTTCAACTACGAGCTGATACGTTAAACCTTTAACACCAAGATCCTTTGCTTTTATATTAACAAGGAACTCTGCTTCTCTGGGTGTAACGCCTTCTAGCATTTGTATATACATAGTCTCTCTTTTTACAGAATTAATATTTCTTCCTACGCAAAAAGCTTCTCCACCTGGGCCGTCAACAAAATATCTTAATTTTCGTATTTGTTGATACAACATAGTTGATGATGGATCTTCAGCACCCGCGTTAAAAGGTGGCTTCCCCTTAGGCAACAAAAATTTTACATCTGGATGAAATGTATACCACAATAAATTTTCCAGATGGTCTGTTTGATTGTTCTTAAGTAGCTCTCCTCTCTCTTCCTGGCTCTTTGCCTTATCTACTAATTCTAATAATTCTAATAATGATGTAGCCATAATCTAAAACTCCTGTATCGATTCAGTCATATCTTTTAATCGATGCTTAATGAAATAATTAAGCATTCTATCGCGACCTAAAAATTGGTCGCTTTCATAACGTGTTCTTATATTTATCTCGATTTTATCTGGGATACAACCCAAATCAATCAATGTTTCGTTGCGTTTAAAGTTTCTAAGAATCTCTCCCTCGAATGCTTTTTCCGGTGTTATATTTAGCCAATCAAGGATTTTTCTCTTAGATAATGGCTTCTGTCTTAGGCCTTCTACAAGGCAAGTATCACCTGAAAGAATATTAGGGATACCGTCAGTTCTATCACCTTTTACTATCAAGGCACGCAATTGTTTTTCTGGTTCCGGTTCTTTAATGAATTTTTTAGTTCGAGGAGACCATTGATAAACGTTAGGATATCGTTGTAATTGAATAAAATCCTTATCAGAGGAAACTATTAATATATTATAATCTCTAGAAGAATAATCCTTACAAATAACACCTATAATGTCATCAGCTTCACAACCATCCAGAGCAACTACTCTATAAGGCATATTTTCCGCCATTTCATCTCGTATTCCATCAAGAATCCCAAATAGCGCTGGCCAATCAACATTTTGTTTATTTTCTTCTCTCGCTTTCTTTCTATTAGCCTTATATTGTGGGAAAAACTCTTTTCTCCAATTATTTTTGCTATCACAACAAAAGACAATATCTTTTCCATACTTGGCACTAAATTTTGTTTTAATCATTTTAATATTATTAAGAACCATGTGCCTCATTACATCATTTTCTTTTCCTGGTTCAAAATGTTTTTGAAATTGCATAAAGTTTGCAATTATCATTTGATTGTAATCAATTAATATCATATTATTTTTTTCGTTTAAGTCTCACCACCTTTTTAACTATCTTTTTTTTAGATTTTTTAGTGGTTATTATTGTTTCACACTCTTCTGTCATTTTTTCATAAAATTTTATTAACCTATTTTGTTGGTGACCGCTTAAATGGCTATATGCTTCTTTAAAATCCGGATCTCCCTTTTTAGCTAATATTATTTCACTAGCTAACTCAGAAATTTCTACTTTTAAATGTTTAGCAACAGGCCTTGTGACTTTATTACGTTCTAAAAATTGTTTGAAATTAAATTTCTTTTTAAATTCATCATCGATTTGTTCATCGATAACTTCTTCTATATCATACCTCAATCTTCTCGCAGCTTCCCGGATTCTTTTTTGAATATCTGGTTTTATTTTATCGGGCTTGGAATCATTTACTACTTTGCGTACATTAGCAATCTCTTCTATCTTTTTTAACTTATCGATAAAGAGGGTTTCGAGGTGTTCTGGTAAATGATCAATCCCCCGTGTTTTTAACCGCGCAATATAACCAACATGCATTCCTACTGATTCTAAATCTATTGGTTTAATCTTTTTAGGTGATTTACTTTTTACCTTATTCTTCTTATAATATTCTTGAACAAAATCCATGCATTCTTTGAAATCATAAAATTTATAATACCATCTGAATGCATTATGAACTTCTTCTTCTAACTTCTCATCCTCTAAACCATCCCAATCTCTAGGATCGGGTTCTTCACCCATATGTTTTGCTTCAAGTGATCTTTTCTGAAAAGCCATTTTAACTCTTATTATTAATTCGTTCCTTTAATTGACACATTATGTAGTGTAAAATGATCGACATTATACCTTCACACTTTTCCATATGATTTAAATTAATATGTATATAACTTGAGAGTTTATCTTTTAAAATTCCTCCATCATATCCCAAAATACCATAAGTTTCCATCCCGTTTAAATGGGCCCATTCAACGGCATTTATAAGATTGTCACTGTTCCCACTACCACTTATAACGAATAATCCATCACCTTCATTAGCATAAGATACTAACTGGTGCTTAAATATATTATCGTATGAATCATCGTTAGATGTAGCAGTAATGAAGCCGATATCGTTGCAAAGAGATATAGCTTTAATCCGGGGCTTTGAAATTCCATTTTCAATAGTTCCTTTTGTCAAATCTTGCGCAAAATGATTAGAGTTGCACGCACTGCCACCATTCCCACATATAAAAAATTGTTTTTCGTTTATATATATGCTCCAAATACATTCTATTAGGTATTTTATAGAGCTTTCCTCAACTTCTTGTAAGGAATTATATATAGAAGTCGCGTGTCCTAACCATCCTACTTTATCTTTTATTTCTATTTCAGTACCCGCTGTTATTGCGAACATTTTATTTTCTTCGATCTTTCGATTCCAGTTTATATCTATATTTTTATTAGTCATTGTAAAATACTATTCTAGTTCCTTGATCATCGAATTTAACATCGAACGTATCAAAAATCCTATTTCTCATATGTATCTCATTTACATTGTCAGACATAAAAAGCAAATACCCTCCTCCACCTGCTCCACATATTTTATATCCATAAGCCCAAGGAATTGAAGATTGAACAATGTTATTAATTGCTTTATTAGTAATTCCTTTGGCAAGAGTATTTTTAATTTGCATAGATTGACTCATAGACAATCCAAAATCCTCATATTCTTTATTTTTATAAAATTCTAAAGCTTGAGTACAAAAATCATATATTCCGTCATACTTTTTAATCTTTTTTTCGATAGTTTCTTTTTGTGAGGAAAGGATTGAAGATGATTGTCTAGAGATTCCAGTGTTAATTAAAACGAACTTTTTTTCAAACTCGCTATCATATTGTAATTCTTTAATATTTACTGCACCATCTTCAAAAAACTGAAAATGGTTAAATCCGCCGTAGCTGACAGCAAACTGATCTTGTTTCCCAATTGGCTTATCTAAGATTTCGAGCTCAATATGGCATGCTAGATGCGCTATATCAATCTGATTCATTGGCTTCTCAATCCAAGTACTCACAGCGTTTATTAATCCGACCAAAATACTCGAAGATGATGCCAAGCCAGATCCTTCAGAAGGTATGTCGGCTAAAGTGGTTATTTCGAGACCCGGTTTTACTTTAAAATACCTGAGGACTTCGCGAATATATTCATGTTCGATATCATCAATATAATTAGCTGTTTCCTTTTTAGTATAATTACATACAAATTGATCTCGATATAATCTATTTAATATAACATAAGTAGATTTATCGATAGCAGCACTTATAACCTGGCCGCCTCTAGGTGATGAGGTATAATATTCTGGAATATCCGTTCCGCCGCCGAAAAAACTAATCCGCAGGGGTGTTTGACATACTAACAATTCTCTTCTTCAATTCTGTTGATGAATAATGATGTAATCTCTTACAATAATGAAGTTTAATGTTTCGTTCTTTACAAGTATTATAACCTGTTATAAACTTTTTGTCACGTAAATAATCTTCACCTAAAAATCTAATGTGTATTTCTGATGTTTTTAATATACTTTTAAGATCTTCTTCTGATTCATAAGGAATAATTTCATTAACATATCTACACCCTTTTAATTGGGTGTATCGTTCGAAAACAGTCTGTATTAAATTATTTTTATGTAGTGGACTAGTATGAAGCCCGACAATTAAATAGTCGCATTTTTTTCTCGCCTCCTGTAACATTAAGATATGGCCTGCATGTAATAGATCAAAGCTGGAAGCAGCGAACCCATTTACTTTCATTATTTCTCCGTCTGGATCCTGTTGATTTCTGATACTTGTTTGACTTTTTGTATCATTTCTACGTTGGATAGTCTTTTATGTAATTGCCATCCAATTATAATCCATATTAATGTAAGCATAAGAATTAATGTTGTATTAAACCACGGTTTCATCTTCCTCCTTTTCATCAAGTTCATCTTCTATATCCATTAACCCAAACATTTCTAACCACTTAGGTGCTCTATAATCCCAACTATAATATTTGTCTGCGTGGACTTTAGCTAAATCTATTATCTTTTGATTTTCATCATCCCAATATGTATCCAATATTTTATCTATCTCATCTGCTATTCTTTCACAATGCTCTATTTCGTCTTTGATATACGGATACATAATAGCATGATCAGAACATGTTTCTGGTAATGCTCCTAAACTATTTGTAAGCATTAAAGTTCGGGAAGACATTGCTTCCATGGCCGTTCTACAAGAAGTTTCCTCCCATATACATGGATAAGGCCAAATATGCATATCTTTCCACTCATCTCTTAAAGGCTTACCCTTAACAATAGGGTGTAAGGTCATATTAGGATTCTCTTTAATATGTTCAAACAGCTCTTTGAATGGTTCATTGTTTTCTGGCCAACCATATATTTCAAAACTTGAATAAACATGTAAATGCCAATCTTTTCTTTCAAGTAAATGTAAAGCATTACATAACACATGCAATCCTCTTTGAGGAGTAGATGCGTAAATTAGATTAAGGTTACCATCTTTGGGCTTTTCATTATGTTCGTGAGGAAAGATTGCTGTTTTCATTACTTCACAGCGCTCCATTGGTAAATCATATTTTTCTAAAAATGTATGAAGTTGCCAAAAACTTGAAAAAATAAATTTTTCAAATTGTAATTGTCCTTCTTTGTTTTTTAAAAAATCATGTCCTCCGCTGGAATCTTTTGCTAAATCATGAAACCACCAAAGTTTAGGTAAAAGAGATTGTAAATCATCGTTATATAACCTCGAAATTATCCATTGATACCCTTTTTTATATTTTTTAGGTAAATGTGACCATAATTCTAAAGTTGTTAATTCCGTTCCGCCAAAAGAATCTTTAGCTACGTTCTTATTTCCTCTTTGAGGTATTGTTTGATCTTTATAAATGTCTTTCATATTTCAACCTTAAATGTTCTCGGAATATTCTCAACATGTTCTATTACTTCTTTATGAAAATTTATATTTGCTTCTCTACACTCACTTAAAGAGCTCTTATATTGCCTTTGTTCTTTCTCATTAATACATTTCCACCAATCAGTTGTAACACAATATAAGGGTTTATGTTTTAAACCATAAAATTTAGAAGACCATGGAAAAGCTATAACAACCTTTCCTAAAAGTGTTCCCCAATAAGCCCCGTGAAAAGAATTTGTAACTACGACATCAGCACTACCTAAAAATTCTATTGTTTCTTCAAAATTCATTTCACTGTTTGCCTTATGCGGATAATCCCATGTTTCTTTTGGCATACCGTGAATAATATTCATTGGAAGTGCACCGTGAAGGAAAAACACGACATCTTGTTTTACTTCATATTCTTTATCAAAAGCTTCATGCATGCAACTCGCACACGGTACCCATCTTGAGGAAGGTATTGAAGTATATAAATCTGGATGATAATCGCGTATACCTAATAAATCAAAATCCCTTACATAAGCTGGATAAGTTATATTCACAGGAGGAATAATTTGTGTTTGTTCATCGAGACAAACATAAGTATGCTCACCTAATCCCCATCCGAATATTTTATAATTTGCATTTTTCTGATATTTTACAACATGAGGCATTGGCCGGAATTGACCTATAAGTCCACCTCCTCCATATATAACATTTTCATGCTCGGGCATATAATCATGGTTTAATTTAAAAATATCTTTTTGATTACCAGGTAAATCAAAGTATTTTGTAGGAGTGCTATACCAGTCCCCTATGTTAGTTTCATCTGTCCTAAATATATTGGTAAACTGTAATTTCATAGAAAAGGTATTAACATGGATTTAAATGATTTTGGTTTTAGTACGGTAAGTGAACAAGAATTTACTTCGGCTGCAAAAGAACCTGAAGAGAAAGTAGTTTCTGCTGCGGTAGAAAAAGCCAAAGCCGGACAAATTAAAGAAGTTGAAGGAACTGTAAATAAAATATGGCAGTTGCTCGATTATCATTATGAGGATATTGATAAGCATAAAGAAAAGTTGAACAAAGAGTATGAAAGGCAAATGAAAGAAGTTGAGAATATGATAGTTCCTCTTCTAAACAACTTAGCAAAGTCTTCAACTAACGAATACATATATTGGCCTAATAGGCGAGAGATTCTAGAAGCACAAATTGAGAAAATTACTAAACATACTCGAGATATTAATATATTCACTGAGTAACTCCATATTTACAAAGGAAGTAGGAATCAACTATATCACCAGCCGGGTTACCAGTTTCTTGAACTAGATCGAATGTGCCCGGTTCATTTTTCCAAGCTTCTAACATTGCTTCTTTGTTCGAATTTCCCTTACCTGTAGCGAATTTCTTGATACTAGTTGGCGCAATAGTTTCATATTGGAATTTATTAGCTTTTAAAACATGTTTTAAAATGCCAGCGTTTTCCGCTATATGAAAAACTCTGCCGGTTGAACCAAATGAATAATCTTCTAATATAGCTTTCTCCACTCTGCCCGTATACCAACGTAATTGTTCTACTGTCCATTCCGCTAAGTAATCATATCTATCTATATCTTTTAATTCTTTCGGGAATTTATAAGCATTTACATTTTGAAGGGCGGACCACCGAGGCCTCCACTTATCCAAAGCAAAAAAACTAAAAGTACAATTAGAAGGAGTAATTGTTCCATCTTTTTTAAATACACAAATACATGGGCTGAGTGTTGAATAATCAATGCCTGCGCAAACCAATTAAAATCCTAACTGTTGTAATTCTTTTATACTATTCTCTGCGGAAGTATGTTGAATTGCAATTCCACCTTTAGCCCTAAAGGCTTCTATATTATTCACATTATCATCAATTAAAAGATTTGGTGATAAATTTTCTTCGACTGCGAAATATTGCTTCTCTTCCCAAAAACAAACATGAATTTTCGAAGGGTATATTTTTAAATGGTTTAAACACCATTTATATTTTTGAACGCGTGCGCCATCAAATTGACCTCTTTTGGGAATAGCTGTAAGGATGTGAATATCAAATAATCCTTTAACATAATCAACTAATAAATCGGCGTCAGGTAATTTGGGTAGAGTTTCAAAAAAATTAGAAGGCAATTTGCTCCAATCATCTGCCCATTCCTGTTTACTCCCACATTGTTTGATAATGGATCCATCAAAATCTGATAGAACACCATCCATATCTAAAAATACTATCATAATCAATCATATACAAAATTCATTTCACCTTCGTGACCGAATTTTTCCTTATATTTTTTATCTAAAATGTCTTCAATCCAAAGTTTACCAGTAAACTCCGGAGCATTTTCTATTTCTTTCCACAATTCTTGAATTGCGGTAACACCTAACGATTCTGTGTGTTTTTCTATAACAACAACACAATCATCAACATATTTTTCAAATGCTGTTTTCATATAATCCCTATTATATATCATTATTAAACAAATTTCAACGAAAAAATTAAATTAAATCTACAACCTCACATCCACCAGGAGCCGCGCATGCTGCAGTTTGTGCTCCAGCAGTGTGGTCCTCTTTTTCATAATCTCCTAATTTATCCCATACTACATTTTTTGGCATTTTAGTTAACAGTTCTTTATATTCTTTTTCTTCGCAATCCTGATAAGGTGCTTGTTTATACGTATGTTCACTAAAAGGTAAAAATGAAATACCACTAATTGAATCAAAGTTATCATATACCCACGATCCAACTGTCATCCATTCTTCTTCTTTAACAGATACTGTAACGGAAGGTTTATGCTCACACCAATGATCTTGATATATCTTCCATAATTCCAATTGTTCCATAGCCGTCATGTCTTGTCGACATACCGCACTCTTTGGACTTTTTTGTGGAAAAGAAAATACTGTAGTATGTTGTGGTTTAGTTACATCTGGTTCATTTGGGAACCCGGCGTCCTTCATAAATTGACACAAAGGATCTTTATTGTCCGCTCTCACTGTGCGAATATAATAGGGATTATGGCGCGCATGAATTCCACTTGAAGAATCAACAAGCTGACTAACAGTGCCGCTAGGCTTAACACAAGTAATAGCTGCACTACGAGGGACACCAAGTTTTTCTGACCATTCTTTATTAGTTTCAATAGCAACATTCCGGAGCTCCTCCAAAAGTTTACCTGTTTTATCTTTTCCTTTTTTACCATTAGTTAATTCATTATCCATTATTCCGGTAAGAGAAACTCCCAAAAGTCGTTCTTCTTCGCAATTTCGGGCCCATTCTTTAGTGAGGTATTTGAAGTTTGTAAGGGTAGATTGGAATGTTCCAAGTATTGTTGCATTGCGCACTTTACTTTTAAGAGACTCCCTAGTGTCCCGTCCTCTGACAACGACTTCAGATAAGTTGCAGAATTCTCGCGACCGTAAAATGATCTCGCTGCATGGATTTGTACCAAAGTCATCTCTGGTATCTCGTCTTCGTATATAATCTCCTGTCTCTGCATCGCGTTCCCTTTCGTTTAGTTTCTGGACTTGTCTACTAGCTGAATCACCATTATAAATTCCACGTTCACCGGATTTAGAATCATAAAGAGATAACCATTCTCTCATAAATGTTCCGGTGTCTGGTCTTTCTTTATAGTTAACTGAATTATTCGATAAAGCTCGTTGTACATTTCGCTTCCACCATTCTCCGTGTTTAGCAAATCTCATTTCTCGATCATTAAGATCACTTAAACTAATTAGAGCACTTCTTCGTACACCACCTACAACAACCACTTCCGCAGTTTTACATATAATATCATGACATTCAAGTGGTTTAAGTTTTCTTCCGGCAGACGTTTTAAATATATCCGTTACAAAGTGAAATAGTTCTACTAGCGGTTCCGGTCCTGATGCGCGACCACCAAATGTCTTTAATGGCATTCCGGCAGGTCTAACTTTACTAACATCCCATTTAGGAATAAGTCCTTGATATAATAATGATATTAATTCTTTATAAGATCTACACCAACCTAATTTACTATCCGCAACAATTATAGTTGTGTCTGTTGGATAAAATTCTTCTGCAACTATCGGCATCTGTTTTACATGTTGTTCTTCAACTGAAAAACCTACTCCAGTTCCATTCATTAGAACATACATTATTTCATCAAACGTTCTTTGATTATCACACTTTAAATATGAACAATTATACCCGGCAACATTTTCTTTTTTAAGAGGTTCTCCTGCTGTCATCAAACATCTCATAGAAGGCATAACTTCTAAATTTAAAACAGCATCCTCTAATACCTTTCTATCCTCATCAGGAAGATTATATTTACATTTTTCTTTTAGGTCTTCCTTAAAAAAATCAAAATATCTTCCGATTGTTTCTTCCCATGTTTCTCTTCTTTCTTGATCCCATTTCCATCTTGCGTATCTAGAAAGATGAATAAATGATTGATATTCTGTGGGTAAGTTCATTCATTTTCCTTTCGTATTTTCTCTAAAAATTCGGTTGATTCTCTCTCCGATAGTCCGTACTTAGACATTATCCAGCTTCCGTTTAAATTGTCCCTTATGATATCCATTTCTTTTTGCGTAAACGTAACCGAGTTTTGAATATAATCTTCGTACGCTTCACAACATAGAGGAAATTCAGGTTTTACTAATCCATACATGGCGTTAGCAAAATCTTGAACTTCTTTTTGGGCGTGGCTATCCATTCTTAACTTGCAAAATTTAAAAAAGTTATTTAAATCTACTTTCCATATAACTTCAGTATAGTTGCCTACTGGCAACACAGAGCGAGCTAATTCTCTCGCGACATCTAATTCTAATAGATTGTGATAAGAATGAATTGCATTATCATATATGCGATTAAATTCAAATTTAACAAGGCCTTTTTCTTCAATTTCTTCACCTCTTCCTTGATTATTCTGAGTCGATTGTTTTTGTATATAATCATCTTGAGGGACATAAAAATCCTCACTCATTATCGAATAACGCCCGGAATATTCATTTAAATTCGCCGTCCGATGTCGAACTATTTGCCTCATAACGAAAATAGGTAATTTCAAATAAAACTTTACTTCACACATCTCAAAAGGTGATGTGTGTTTATGTCTCATTAAATATCGAATTAAGTTACGAGTTTCACTATTTTTTTTAGTGCCTTTGCCGTAACTTATCCTAGCAGCATCGACTACATCATCGTCACTTCCCATTATATCTAATAATCTAACGAGTCCATCTTCATGAACCTTCACTTCCTCATTCATGTTCTTTTCCACTGGTTAAATTTTAATCTTGCGGGAAGACCGCGATAAGTATTGGTATTTATTATATCGATAATTTCCAAAATATCCATATCACCTAAAACCATATCATTGATATCTTTAAATTTAACAGTGTCAGGCCAGATGCAAATTGCGAAACCTTTTTTAATAGTATTCTCAACTTTATGTACAATTTCCTGATTTCTTGGCTCATTATCATAGACAAAAGTAACCTCTTTTGCATAGAACATACTGGCATCATCTAAGTCACTTCCTGCCATAGCTAAGGCATTCGGAAGAAACATGCTATCAAATGGTCCCTCAACAATATATGTTAATTGCTTCGGATCATTTCTATCTAATCCGAATATTTTAGGAGCATTCTTATCTATTTTAATAGTAAAATATCTTAGTGTATTATTTTCTAAACTTCTTCCCTGCGCCGCGATTAAATTTCTATCTTTATCAAAAAATGGAATTATTATTCTAGGGTCTTTTTCTTTTAATCGCGATGCTAATTCTGTATCATATTTACTCACCCAAGTCTTAAAACAATCTGCAAAATACATATCATGATATCGAGTTTTAGGCAACTTTCTTACATCACAAAATTTTACGGCGGGATGTTCTGAATCGAGATCACTTATCTTAGGGGCTTCTATTTTTGTAAATTTGGGTTTTCTAAAAATAGGAACCTTCTCTTCTGTTATCGGCTCACCATTTTCTTCTTTATAATTTTCAAATGAATACTGTTTTGATAATGTAGGATCTATTTTGTCTAGTAACCATTTTAATGGTCCGCCAGCACTACAATTATGACATTTAAAAATTAAATGATTTTTCTTATTGAAGAGATAACCTCTTGCTTTATATAAGTTCTTTTGAGAATCACCACATAATGGGCATCTGAAGTTATATAAGTCTCTTGATTTTCTGGCGAAGCGGGATAAGCGGGAGGAAAGTAAATTGGTATATTTGTGGTCAATGTATAAGCTCATCTTACTCTATAACTAGGGGGATTAGTTTAATTAATAATATAGTATTATAATGTATTTCAATGATAATGTCAAGAAAATAAAGAAAAAAAAAGGGACCGCTAAGCCCCTTCTTTATCCACCGAGGATATTAATTACGAAAACA